AAAAAAATAGACCCAAGAAGACCTATACCTGCAACGGGGTATGATCGTTTAAGAAATAATCTTTCTTCTAATTTTAGAAAGGGAGATATGCCCTTCCCTATGTTAGATTTCCCTCCCCCTGATAATAGACCAAATATGGGAAGAGGAAATATAACTACACGAAAAGATGATAGTGTAAAAGATATTTATATAGGTTTACAAGATCACGATGAGGCTGTAATGTATTATTTTAATAATGTTATTAAACCTTCAACAATAGTAGATGGAACTAGAATTAATGTTCCTATAATATATGGTGCTCCTGAAAGATGGAAAAATGTTCAAAAAGATGGATATTTTAGAGATAAAGAAGGAAAAATCCAAGTTCCTCTTATTATGTTCAAAAGAGACAGTGTTGAAAAAAGAAGAGATTTAGGAAATAAACAAGATGGTAATAACCCCCAACTATATTATACTTTCCAAGAAAAATTTACACATAAAAACAGATACGATAATTTTTCACTACTTCAAAATAGATCGCCACAAAAAGAATTCCACGCAGTTGTAGTCCCTGATTATGTAAAATTAACATACACTTGTACTATATGGACAGATTATGTGGCACAAATGAATAAACTTATAGAATCTATAAATTATGCTTCAGATTCTTACTGGGGAGATCCAGAAAGATTCAATTTTAACGCAAGAATAGACACTTATAGTAATACAACGGAAATAAACCAAGGAGAAAATAGATTAGTAAAAACTGATTTTGGATTAGTTATCCAAGGTTATTTAATTCCTGATAGTATCAATAAAGAATTATCAAAAAGAAACCAAAAATACTTTTCAAAATCTATAGTAACATTTAATACAGAAGCTACAGTAGAATCTTTAACAGATAATATGACAAGAGAAGAAGTAAGAGCTAAAAATAAACCAAATGTAATACAAATGGGGGGAGGAGTAGGTTTCGACCCTATAGGAACAACACAAATACCTTAAAATATGGCACAACAAAATAAAACAACATTAAAAACATACTACCAAACAGGAGATATACCAACATCAGGTCAATATGGTGAACTTATAGACTCATCATTAAATTTAGCAGAAACTGCATTACAAGTAGGAGAATTTTCAGTAAGTTCAAGTGGTAATTTAAAACTCTTAGGAAGTTCATCATTTGTAGGAGATGTAACAGCATCAGCTGATATAAGTGCAAGCGCTGCATCTACAATAACCGCAGGGACAGCTTCATTTAGTAATTTGTTTGCAATGAATCAAGCTGTAACTACAACTAGTAATGTTACATTTAATCAAATATCTTTAAATAAAACAACACTATCAAGTGGTTTATGGGGAGGTACTGTAAATGCTTCTGGACAATCTTTCGTAATAACTATTTCAAGTATACCTGAGATTGCTGGTGTATCAGATGAGGGGTACGTTTCTCGAGCATCTACAACAGTTACAATAAATAATTCATCAGTAACTGAAAGATCAGTTGTTATGGGGGGTACAACAGGTGTATTATCTGTTAAACCTTTTAGAATTAGTGATGGATCATTTAGATTTGCTATATATAATGAAGGTGAATCTGCTTTTACTGATGCTAGTGCTACTTTTAACTTTGTAGTATTCTAAAAATGAAAAGAAGTAGAACATCTCCCATAAAATGGGGAAAAGCAAATTTTAAATGGAATAATAACCCATATACTTGGAATGATATAGCTATAATAAGAAGAGCAGCAGGAGAAGATTGGAATACATGGGAACAAAAAGATAAAAAGAAATTAGTAAAATTAATTTTAAAAGTTTATGGAGAAACTATAACAGAAAGTAAACAAAAAGAAATTAAACAATATAAAATAAAAGCAAAGGATATAAAAATAGCAGTCAAAGAAGTATTAGGAGTAGAAATGATTGCTGAAAATATATCTATTTAATATTTATAAGTATGTATAAATTATTTACAGACAAAGCAGAACTTTTTGAATGTAGTATATCACTACAAGGAGCAAGCTTAAAAAAATCTAAAGCAAGATTAGTAGTAGAAACTCAAGATTATTCATTATTATTTAATGGAACAATTTCTAAAGGAGGTAAATGTGAAATCCCAATTAGGAAATTAAAAGGTCTTATAGATGAAGATACAACAGGTAATATTCGATTAGAAGTTATTGCTGAAGATACATTTTTTACACCTTGGGAATCAGATTTTGAAGTAGATGCAAGTAAAAAAGTAACTGTTGAAGTTAAGTCACAAACAACTAAAAAACCTATAGTAGAAACTAAGGTAAATGTTAAAGTTAAAAATGAAAAACCAACAATTACTGAAAAACAACATGTTATAAATTTATTAAAATTATTAATTAGAGAAGAAATTAATATTAATAATATTTCATATAAACGTAATAAATTAAATAATATAGTAGCAACGTACTTAAAAGAAAACACCATTAATAATACTGAAAAAGTAATAGGAGGTGTGTTAAAATATCTTGAAAAACAAAAATAAAAATGGTTATAAATGGCATTAAACGATTTAACAGGTCAAAATATTCAGGACACTTATCAAAAAGTAGTCCAAACAGACGGTACTAATCTAGCTGACGGTACAGGCAGTACTCTTCCTATATCTTTTAATGGAAATGATGTAATAATTTCAGGATCTCTTACTGCTCAAACTTACGTAGTTTCTGAAAGTATAATTAATGCTTCTTCTGGTTCTACTATGTTTGGTAATGATTCATCGGATACCCATAAATTTACAGGTTCATTATATCTTGCTAATGATTTAAAAGTACATCCAACATTTCAGATAGGACCTCCTGGTGAAGCGTTTGCATTCCCCAAGGCAACTTTATCATTAAATGGAGACCTATATACAAATTCTCATATAACCGCATCAGGTAATATAACTTCAAGTGGTAATATACAAGCAGCATCAGCATTAACTGGGGAAACTTTATCAATAACATCTGGTAGAATAAATACAACAAGTACTCAAATAGATTTTAGTGGGGCCCCTTTAAATGGAATAACTCATTTAACAGCTTCAAATAATATAAGTTCGAGTGGAACAATAACAGCAACTAATGGGTTTGGAATAATAGATGGAGGAACATGGGGGTAAATATTTATAATAAATAAAAATTATGGCAAGTACAATAATAATAAAAAATGGAACAGCTGAAGCTCCTGCTGATTTAATAAAAGGAGAATTAGCAATCAATACAAAAGATGGTTTCTTCTATTTTGGGGATGGATCTACTGTCCAACAATTACACAGATTTACTCATATATCTGCATCAGGTAATATAACAGCTTCAGGTGATATAAGCGCAAGTGGAAATATATATGGAACTAGGGTCCAAGTAGCAAATTCTCTCTTACCTGATGCAAATGATGGAGCATCTATTGGATCAACAGGTTTACAATTTAGTGATTTATTTTTAGCAGAAGGAGGGGTCATTAATTTTGACAATGGTGATGTAACAATAACACAAACAGGTAATGATCTTGCAATAGCAGGAACAGAAAATACAAGTTTTGTAGGTCATATAACAGCTTCGGGTAATATAAGTTCAAGTGGAAATATAATAGCAACTAATGATATAACAGGAAGTTCAGCCAAATTTACAGATACTAAAGGAATATACACAGATAAAATAAGAAGAAATTCAGACAGTGATAATACTACTAAAATACTTCTTAATGATGAAGTAATAAAATTTAATGCAGGTCATTCATCTGATGAAACATTAAGATTAGAACAAAATGTTGCAAGTATAGCTGGACATATAACAGCCTCGGGTAATATAAGTTCAAGTGGAGATATAATGGCAAGTGCAGGAGCAAATGGTACTCAGGGGTTTACAGTAAGACCTAATTTATATTGGTTTGCAACAAATTCAGGAGAAACAGTGGCGGCTAACAATAATGATGGAGCTTTTCCTTCTACAGATACAGATAAAATAGAATGGACAGAAGATTTTTGTAGCCATCAAGATGTTTTTGTTTTTGCAAGTGATACTTTAACAATAACTAGAGCAGGCTTATATAAATTTACTTATAATGTAACTTTAGGAATAAACAACGGATCAAACAGAACCGAAGGGGGAATAGCTATATTAAGAACTCCTGATGGAGGATCAATAGCAGTAGTAGATGGATCTGTCACAAGTACATACAATAGATTTGTTGAAGGTGGGGGGTTAGCATCTAGAGCTACAGGGGCAGCAACAATATTAATTAATGTCGCTGCAGATGATGTATTCCAAATTAATTTTGCAAAAATTTGTGATACTAGTGATGCAACAAAATTAAAAACATTACCTGAAGGAACATCATGGTATGTAGAAGCAGTAACTTAAAAATAACAAAATGGCAGATATAAATTATATAAATAGTGGTTCATTAGAAGCCACTCCAAAAGCAGAATTACAAATAGATAAAACTCTTAGTGAGTTAGAAACAACAAACGGAGAAGCTTATATATTAAGACTATTAGTAGAAAAAGTAAACGAGCTTATAAAAGATGTAAATACTCTTAAAA